AAATGAAATACTTAATAATATTTATATTGCTATCAAGCTGCTCATTTAGTGATTACGATTTTAACCCCTCAACAACCATATTAAAACAACTAATAAAAGGATCAAAGAATGATAAAAGTTAAGTTAGAAGCCAACGAAGTTGAACTAGCCTTAAATGTGGCTGCTAAAAGGTACATAGGCAACCTTAGAATGGGTAAAACCTTTTCTTATGGTTACACCAAAGGAATTAAATCACAACTAACTGATGGCATCTTAGGAGCTTTAGGAGAGGTTGCTTATGCAAAGGCAACTAATAGCTTTTATAATGGTTCTTATAGTGATGATAAACAATTCTATTCAGACTCAGACTTTCAAAACAATATAGAGATAAGAACCCAAGATAAAAAAGAATACAATTTTTTACTGATAAGACCTGGAGAAAAGAAAGGTAAATATATTTTAATTATTAAAGATAATGATAAGGATTTTAATTTTAGTATTATGGGTTCTTTTTTATTCAAGGAAGATATACCAGAAAGATTAACAGATTTTGGCTATCCCAATAGACCACCAGCTTATAAAATTTTAATAAAAGAACTAACCAATATGGAGGATAATTTTTAATGAAAATAGAAATTAAAGAAATAGAAGGTAAGTTACAATATTTATTGCCAATTAAAGAAATAGAAAGAATTAGATTAAAAAATTTTATAAATCCACCTGATTTTGTAAAACAATTAGATATAAGTTTAAGGAACTATTATAGACTTTTAAAAAATCCTTACACTATTCAGGTAAGAACTGCTAATTCAATTAATAAATTTATAAAAAATATGGAGGAAAATGTCAGACAAGATTAATTTTAAATTATTTAAACCTTTTGGATCAACAGTTGCTAAAGCAGTTATGCCATTAGGATTAATGAAAGACTTTCAAGATGATTTAAAACAAATAAGACAAGATAAAGATAAACAAAAGAACCATGATTGGTCTAAAAAGTTGGTCGGTCATGTAGATTCAGAGTACCTAATATCACCAGAGATTATGCTTAAATGGAAACAAAAGTTTTTTGATCCAATTATTAATGCTTATGTCAAAAATCATATAGACCATAAAATTAAATCTATTTTAATTAATTCAGCTTGGTATGTAATTAGTAAACCTGGCGATTTTCAACCTACTCATACTCATACTGAATATGTGCATGGTAATTATCATTTAAGCTGCGTTGGTTATTTACAAATACCTAAAATGATTTCAACAACTAACGCAAAAGAACATAATGATTTCTCAGGTCAGACAGAGTTTATAGAAGGATCAGAAAATATGTTTAACAATAATTCTTATAGAGTTATGCCTGAGGTTAGGGATTGGATATTATTTCCAAATTCTCTTTCTCATGTAGTTTACCCATATAATACAGATGATGAAGATAAGGAAAGAATTTCATTTAGTTTTAATGCTACAATAATATTTGATAATGAACTCTCAAATTGAATATAATTTGTATAATTTATTGACTATTTTTGTATTAATTAATAAAAGGAATCTATGAAAACAATTGGGAAAGAGTGGACAAAAAAAGAAGAAGGCGGAGCTTTTACAGCAGATCATTTATCACCAAGCCAACTAAATAAAAATATGGATCATTGGTTTAATGATTATATCGTCTTAACAGCAGAACAAAGAAAATCTTTATTCAGTAATCTCAACATGGATATAGGAGCAATAGTAGGTCAGGCAGTACAAGATTTAATTGTTCATAAATTAACATTTGAAGAAGTAATGAAAGGGAAAAAATGACAGACCAGGTAATGATGGAACTTGCAAAGATGCAAACTAAAATTAGAGCTTATGAGCATAATGAAAAGAAACATATTGAGCAACTCCATTTAAGAGATGAAGAAATATCGCAGCTTAAAAAGAAAATAGATTTATTAGAGCTTAAAGAAAATATGATTGCTAAGAATAAAAGCTATTTAGAATTAAAAGCTCAGAAAGATGTTGACCAAATCAAAGAAAACCAAAAACTAAAGGAAGGAAAAAATGACAATCAAGAAAACAGTAGCAGCAACAGAAGAAAAAAGTAAAGGCGGTTTTAAGGAAAGAAGAAAGGAATGTTTAACAAGTGCCAATAAAATTCCAACAGTTGATATTAAAGGTAAAAAATATTCAACTGTTAATGAAAGACATAGACATCTTTTACAATATTTCCCTGAAGCTAGATTTAATGAAGAAATATTATTCCATGATAATGAGAGAGTTGTGGTTAAGACCGAACTATATATTTCTGATACTATTTATGCTGTTGGTCATGCAGAAGAACATAGAAATGCTAACTTTATAAATAAGACAAGTGCTATGGAGAACTGTTCCAGCTCTGCGTTAGGTCGTTGCATTGCTGCATTTGGATTATCTGGTTCAGAATATGCTAGTGCAGAAGAATTAGTAAATGCCTTAAACAATCAAAAGGGATCTACTCAACAAGATTCAATTAAGGATAAGATTAAAAAGCAGACTACAGAAACAAAACTAACTGCTTTATATTCTGATTGGAAAAAGAATAACGATTCAGAAGAAATTGAAAAGTTATTTAAAGAACAACAACAATCAATAAAAAAAAATGGAGGACAAAATGTCAGACAATGGTAGTGGTAAGCAAAAGGATTGGGTTTTATTTCCTTATGATGCCAACAACGAAAAAGCCATCAAAATTGATTTCTCAGGAAATGTAAATTTAGATAATGGCAACAAAGGTACAATACTTGGTGTCAAAGGTTCATCAAAAGATGGCAATACTAAGTTTGTTAAGGTGTTTGCTCAGGTAGGAGTTTTATTCAAAGGTGATGACAAGTTTACTGGCGAAATGAATTACTCTGAAGCTGGTGGACATAAAGGTTTAATCGGTTGGATAAACGAATCAGGTAATATTTTATCTGGTTATAAGAATGAACCTAGACCTAAACAAGCTAAACCTCAAAGCAAAGAAATTCCTTTCTAATTGAAAGTAGTTTTTTTAATTTTAGTTATATATGCAAGTGATGGGAATTTGAGTTATCAAAAGATACCTTTTAATTATTCAGATCAACCTATCACTTGTGAAAAAATGTATAATGAAAGTATTAAGTATGTTGAAAACCCAGATTACAAAGAAGGCAATGGACAAGTTTGGATGCTAACTAAATATAAAAATAAAAATGTAATAGCTCATTGGTGCAAAGATAGTAAAGGAAATTATGTCAGATAATGTTAAATTTATAAGTGAGATAGAGAGATTATTAAAACAAAAACAAAATGATTATGGACACTTTGACCATACCTCTTATGTAATGGTAGGAATTATGGAGAAATATTTATCAATTCATAACAACCAAGATGTTAAAATACCCCTTAAATTCTTTGGTTTATTTATGATTTTTCTTAAATGTTGGAGAGTTATGCAATCAGAAAATTATAAAAAAGATAGCTTTGACGACATCAATGGCTACACAGAATTATTAAGGAGGTTAGTCATAAATGAAAACAAAACAAAGAGGTAAACGACCAATGACACCCAAAATGCTCAAGCTATTGCAATACTTAAAAAATTATAGTACAAAACATGGATATATGCCGACATTTTTAGAAATGGCTAATGAGATGGGTTATAAGAGTAAAAATTCAGTTAGTGTTCTAATTGAAAAGCTAGAACAAAGAAATGATCTTAAAAGAGATTACTCTGGTTATAGCAGAAATGTAATTTTAAATGGTTAAAGTTTTAAAGACATCAAGTTTAGAATTAGAAGCTGATTTTGAAGAAATTTTTGATGGTGCAACTGTTGAAGAAGCTACACAAAAAGCACATAATCAAAAAATGCCTAGTGAGTTTGCGAAAGTAAATATCACCAACAACAAACTTATTAAGGCAAATGTTAAAATGGTTGGTGAGGAGCATGACAATGAGTCTAAACAGTACAGTAAGATTGTACCAGAAGCTGAATAACATTCATAAAAAGATTATGAAATCGTTAGATAGCAGAATGTGTGTGCATACTTATAATGACTATTTGGAGTATAAACAATTGGTAAGAAGAATTGTTGCCAATCAAAACTCTGATGCTGTTATTAAATATAAAGAATTAGAAATCTAGTTCTTAATATATTAAAAGTTGTAAAAAACTTAAGGCTACTTGTCGCTAAAATAAAAGGGAAAGGAAAAGAAAGAAAATGAAACTATCAAATAAAGCAAAGAAAAACTTTGAGGAAGATAATCAATTCTATATTGATTTAGGTAAAAAAATAAGAGCAGCTAGAAAAAGTAAAGTTAATGAGTTTACTGGTAAAGAAACCATTATAACTCAGAGTAGAGTTGCAGAAGCTCTTAAATCAACATTTCAACAAATAGGTAAGTATGAAAAAGGTGAGAACCGAATACCTATAATTAATCTAATTAAGATAAGTAAATTTTTAAAGAAACCATTAAGTTATTTCTTGGAAGAATATCAACAACCCAATGTAATAGCTAATGAGTTTAATGAAGCTATTGAAATGCAATTACAAAAAATGGAAGAAGGTAAATAATGTTTGTTCCTGTAAAAGATAAGTTAGATAAGTTAGTTGCACTTACACCTGATGACCAAGAAAAGTTAAGTCATTATAAAAGTATAGTGCCTTTAATGATTGCTAACTGTCATAAGGCTCATCAAACAATACCAGGTTATGAATCTTGTAAGCCAGAGATAGAAGCCTTTAAATGGTTTGATGGTATCAATATTCCTGTTCATGGTTACATAGATTTAAAAGGGGATAATCTTATTATTGAAGATAAATGTAAAATGCCAAGAAGGGGTATTGTTAAGAAAGATGGAACTAGGTCTTGGTTTCCAGGTAAGCTACCTGATAAACCTTCGCCATATAATTTATTACAAGTAGATTTCTATTGGTCAGTATTTGAAGTTCCTGTTTATCTTTGTTATGTCAATGAAAAAGAATTTAGAGTTTATCATGCAGGTAATTGTGATGAACTTAAACCAGAGAATATTAAAAAAAGAATACCTAGAATAATACAAAGAGCTAAAGTTAGGCAGAACTTAATGAAGATTAGCAATGATCCAAATGTTCTTAAAGATTACATCCAACCAGACTTTACACATATGTTTTGGAATAGTGATGCTAACGAAGATTATTTAAATAATGCTAAGAAATTTTGGGGATATTAATTACCAATCAAACTTAGACTCATTTTCAAAAGTCTTATCTTCGTCTGCTTTCTTCATGCAAGTATAATGAGCTTTACCTTTAGGATAAAAAGCTACAAAACTTTCTTGGTTCGTCATCTCTTTATGGCAATACTTACACTTACCAATATTAACTATGATTACTTTAGGTTTAATCCAAGTTTTTTTTGGCATAACAATTTTATTACCCCACCATCATACCCAGTTGACAAGCAACTACACCTAATAACAATTTTTTAACTTGTCTTATATGCTTTAGCACTAATAGTAGATTTAGCTTTTGATCTACTTATCTTTTTCTTTTTCCTTTTATTAACATTGTACCACAAACCTTTTTTGACAACTTTGCCATCTTTTCTTTTATGATAACCTTTTTTCATTAGTATTTCTTCTTCTTGTTTTTTTTCTTACTCTTTTTTTTAGTTTTCTTTTTTTTCATATACATAGTTATCTCCTATTTTTATTGTTTTTATTTCTTCCCATATACCAATCGCCAGGTTCATAATTCCATCTTTTACCATGATGTCCTCTTATATCAGCATATAGCATTCTAGCTTTCACTATGAATTTTAAAAACTTTCTTACCATTTCTTACAAGACCAATACCTTGCAGAAAATACATCTTTAGCAGTAGCACATTTATGCCTAGCTCTAAAAGATTTTCGTCTTGCAGGAATGTTTTTTTTTATAGTCATATTGGCATCCCCATATCTAATAATCTTTTCTCTGCCACCCTTACAGGCTTTGACAACAAACTTTTTACCACCCTGAACTTGTCGTCTAGGTGAATTACATTTCATTTTAGATTTATTTATTGCCATGCTTTATAACCTTCTTTGTCTTTAGTTAATGCTTGTCCTCTAGGATTAGATACATAAGATACATGAATCCATCCACCATTATCTTCAGTATAATATTCAAG